TCCTAATTTCACCTACTTCGTACGCTGGTATGCATGCCAGTGTTTGGTCATCAATTTGGCGCGTGTACGACACAGGCTGCAAGTTCCATGCCGCTTCGAATACCTCGTCCAAAAATATGCTAGCACTCCTGTCCCTTATCGTCACTGTCTTAACTTTCATGATGACTTCTGCAATCCGCTCACAGTCATGGATCGCTGAACCCAAAGACTCGTGGTCTTCGCCCACCAGGAACATCAAAGTCGAGCATGAGTTATCCACCATGGGCAATGTATTGCCGGCATTGAGAGAATCTTGAATCGCTAGCACTTCGTTTTTTGAGAATAAGGCATTATCCATGTTGTCAAAGTAGCGCTCGGTCGAAGCCAGGGATGCATCGGGGCTTAATGGGTCTTCAGAAACTAGCTCCACAAGAGCACATTTTGCAATGTGTTGAACAATGATGGATCTATCGTTTTCGAATTGTACAACGAAGTAGTTATTACCTGTAGGTCTGAAAAGTACAATCAAAGTACTGCTGAATTCAAATTTCGTAAAAGCATCCAACGTACTCCGGGCGTAGTATTTAATGACGCGTGGTATGTTCTTCATCGACAATGGACCTTTGTTTCTCAACATAAAATCAAAATAATTAGCATTTGCATGAAACAGATAGCACAAACCTACACAAAATGGTTACACAAATGGTTGAGAAATGGTGAGGTCCATAAACCGTGGGATAATTTAAAGCTGCAAACTATGCCTCCGGCAAAACGCGAAAGAAAACATGACAGTGGAAAGCCTAGTCCTAGTCCTTGGCAACCAACCCGTTGTTCAGTATGTAAGTTGCTAACATACTTCATGACCACTTTGGATTTCAAAATCGGGACTCACAAGAACACGTGGAAGAAGAGGATTGCAATGTGCCAAAGGTGCGCTGTACGCACTCGTTCGATGCAGTAACCTACTATGCAGTATGGATCCATGATGGAACTTCAAAATGCATTGTGTCCACAAACCCATGGCATGAAATGTTTCCTGCAGCAAAGAAACGCGTAAAGCCATGTCTCCGAAGCGCAAGTACTACATGAAATCTATTCAACTTTGGCTTCGAAGATAACGTGAATCTAGATATAGTCAGAAGCAATATTATCTCGTATTAAAACGGTTCCCGGGTCGTAGGGGAACGTTCTTATGACGTTTTGCTCGATTGCAGAGCCTAGGAGTCGTTTAGCAATCTGAAAATTGAAGCGAGACTAATTACTCGATGCTCTCCCGATTCAACCTAAAAATTAGTCTGATTAGTAGCATTATGAGGAAGACTTTGCGGAGGTTTTAAAGTCACTGTACATACGAGCAGACGACACTATCAAAGGCCTCTTCATCTTTCTTTACTTTTCTAGTCTCCCGACTGATGCAGTGAGGCTGCATCACGGGCATTTAACGTCACAACACTCTTTTTTCTTCATTTACGTAACGAATATACAAAAAAATTAAGCACTTTCGTAGAACCTTCTTTGTTCTATGGAAGTCCATGTAAGTTTGCAGTCTAGGTGTTGATGGGCTTTGAGTTCCTCGCTGTGAGGGTTTAGCGTCACTGGTCTTCAGAATAGAATAGGATTTGCAGGTATCATGATGTTCTATCTTTTAATCTCCAAAGTGCGTTTTGTGAAGTCTTCTTAGCTGGATACATTTTTTTAGTACTCCAATGGGTTTGTCATCATTGCCGGCATCGCTAAGCTCGTCTTCAAGAGCAGTCGACATGCGATGTTAGTTGCGGGACTGCGGTCGATAATTTGTTGTTGACGAGTAAGCGTCCGTCAACTTCCATTGACACTTAAGGGTTTTTAGTTCATACCCGCGTCTGAATCTAATAGCATGGGATCATTATCATTCTGCCTTGACCGCACTGCAGAGTAAGCATGCAAGGCACCATTTACAGTACTGGATGCTGCTGAAGCCAGACTTCCGTATCGAGCTACCTTTAACTGCTGCTTGTACTGTCCCTTATCATCGTCGCTAGGGTTGTTCTCCACATTAACTTTTTCTAGCATGTATACGTGATACGCAGTCAACACTGACAGCCCGCTGCTAAGCACACTCGTACCCAATGAATAATAACTCATCGTCGATAATTCAAGCTCGTGCTCACCCTTCGGAGAATTGTAAAGCTGTAGTCTTGGCCTGCCGACATGTTTTTATTTTTTAGTTTTTTTTCCGATCCGGGGCAGTTATCGTTGGTGGATAAAGAACTAACATTGCAGAACGGTCGGTATTGACAAATGACTCGTTTCTGTCGCCGGTAGTAGTTTGAAGTTTTTTGAAAACAAAAGTAAATAACACGCTGGGACACATGATGTGCTTAAGGTAAAAAAATATCTGAAGAAACTTATCCTCCGTTAACTTCGTCTTGTCGGTATGGCTTTGAGGTTTCATTTGATCATTCTGTTACAGAATGTCCAAGGACCGCTAGTTTTCTTAAAGTCATCTGTTTCCATGTTCGTCTGCGACTCGTTTGGACTTCCAATGTTACCCGCAGCTTCCACGGAATTACTGTAGATGATCGAGGTGCCATACTTAGATACGTCTTTGAGTTCTTGGATTAGGTACGGCTGTCGGATAAACGACTGACCGAACGATTTAATGGCAAGAGGTTTCTTATCATTGCCATATACAGGGACCGTTAAACCGTCTGCAGTGAAGTAAGTTTTAGGCTTGAAATTGCGTTGCTGAATCCGGGGGGCTCCCAGCACTCCACTCGAACTCTTGTCATCATTGAAACGTGCGTTCAAGTTCCGGGCGTAGTATAGCGGGCAATTGAAAATGGGCAATGGATCCAGAAAGGGGTTAGTGATGTCGCCCGTTCTTTCGTCGTTGTTGAATATGTCATTGACTATGGCCGAAACGAAGGACATTATGAGCGAGCTGTGCGTTTTTTTCAGTCGGGTTGAACTTTCTGAAATGATCAACTTGCCGATAGCTCTTTCCTGTGTATTTCCTTCTGGCAAATACGTCAAACTTGTCACCCTCAGAGCGTCAGTGAGCAAAACAATTGGGCAGAATAATGTAAACGGCACTGATGTGCCTTAGTCGCTCGACTACCGGGATAAGTGATTTTTTTATCCTCTACACACAACCAAGTGGAAACTAAATACCAAAGTTTTGTTTAGTAACGCTTCTGACTAGTGAATCCTTACAGACATTCATCGATTAAGTTATCTAAATCAGAATGACAAGCTTCAATTTAAGCAACGACACGTTAGCCAAGAGAAAAAAAGTCACTTCGTGGATCATAATCGTAATGGATAACTTCGACCAAGAGCAACTCAAGCACACAACATGTGCCACTCTCAGGTTGTTCGATCGAGTTGTTACCAATGAAGTTCCAACCGATCTACTTCAAAGTGTCGCCGTTGCGGTCATGTACATTGCTTGTAAAGCAACCAACATTGACATTGACATCGACACCCTTTTATACTATTCGGAAGGTGGTTGTAGTATCGACTCATTACTAGACGTGGCACCATTGATGAAAGCATTGCACGAAGAGGACCTGAGAGTCGAGTCGTTGCCGACGTACTACATAACAGACCTGATGAAAATGACAAGACTCCATGGACCATTACAGCCGGTGGTCCGGTGGATCATTCACCTTATGTCGAGCAGCCGGCACTTGAGCGTGGAGACAACGCCACGAATGACTGCCACGATTGCATTGTTAGCCCACAACAAGTACCTCAATTCTCGTTCAACAAAAATTTTAGCAGCTTCGCTATTAAGAGACTTTAGTTTAGTGATCAAAACACGAAGGCACAAACGCCTGGAACGACGAGCTCAGTAATACTTCATTTTGGACCCGGCCACGATAACCAACTTTGTGTCTGAAGTGAGTGTCATTACAAATACCACATTTAGTGCCCAAAACTGAAGACCAGTTCACAACACATTGATCTTCAATTGCGCATTATGAAACTATCATCATGGCGGAGCATTATCTTCAATCTCTTCAGCAACGCTGATCGATGAAAAAAAATGAATATTGATGGCTCGCCACCAACTGTTGCTTAATTAATTGTTGGTTCCGTACCGGACCCCAATCAGACTAACTAATTTAGTCGGATTTGAAAGTTTGAGGCTCGATGTCCAGCGTCAGCGGTCTTCAAAATATTGTGGATGGGCATTGCAAGGAAGCAGCAGACTCGCCATCGTGAAAAAACGATAATGCCTAGTTGCCCAGCCAATCGCATTTAAGAGTTACTTAATCTTAATCCATTACGAAGGCGTGAGTGGTTCGAAAACACGTGGATCATAAATGACATTGGAGTGTTGTATATATTGTTTGTAGAAAAATTAAAATATTCTCCGTTGGCTCTTAGAAATTGGTGTCGTTTCGGGCCTGGTTGGCTCATCTACAGAGCGTGCATTTGGGCGTGACCAACTTCTTAGTTCTTCAAATATTCCTAATGCAGACTTGTTTGCGGTTGCTAGATATTAATTACCGAATGAGAACAAGTTCTGCAATTCACAGTACGCCGTTGAGATATTGAATCCTCGGTATTCTAGCGCTATAGCGCGATAATATTCAACAAACACTTCCAGAAAGTCCATAAAAGAGGTTCTGTCTCTATTCGATAAAGATTTGTAGTAAGCACTGGATATCTTACCATCGAGGACGGTCGACTGTACGGTACTTCTATTTTCACAAATGCCCCAAGGCAGAATGGACGGATAGGTGAATACATCGAGTATGGCGTTGATCATCATGCGAACATTTTCTTGATTACTTTTTTTCAGTTCGCGTATCATCCGGAAGCTCGTATGCTGCACGTCGGTCGCAATAAATCCATTACATTTCTTACAAACATGAATCGATGACATAAAAGAGTGGTTTAATTTGAGATTGCAGCGGTGCAAGTGAAGTACAAGTTCTTTAACAGGGAGTACAAACTTCTTGAGAAAGGCTTGTGACTTGGTAACTTCTTCGATCAGGACAGTGTCGATGAACGTGTTGATAGGCATCATCGCATTGTGGTTTAGGGTTACTGCAGCACCGTATTCGTGAAGTAATAAATTACAGTGACGTTTGTACAAATCACTAGATTCCATAAGACTTCGCCACATTGCGACACCCTCCGCTTCCAACATCACGACACCCTTCGGGCTCTGGTGGTCATTGTCTTTCTGTACCGACAACACTTCATCCTCCCCATACGCGATTAACTTTGAGCGAGGAAATGACATATTTTGATTAGCGTACACGTGGTGCAGCGCTTCGTCATGGGCCTCATCGTCAACCAACATTGCTAAATTGTCGAGGGGAATGGAACTGTGCCCATTGGACACGTCCATCGTCGATAAGTCATAACTGTCAATGAAGTTTAACACGTCCAACAACGTATCGCTGAATGCCATTGAGCTGGTTTTATATTCCATCGAGGGAATTTACTAACCAGATGAATAAATTCACTCAGAACCAAGGTTATAATACCACTGACAAGTTAGTTGAAAACATACCGTCGTCCAGGTTGTACCAGTGGATTGACAGTACCATCGGTTTCGCTACCAAAAGTCAATCGTACGGGGCCGTCATCTCCGTCAATCGCATGTGACTCTTCGGGTTTATTTTTATTTTAAATCAAATTTATTAGCGTCGAAGCTACAATGTTCAGAAGGCTTTGTCCAAAACTTTGGTATGGAGAATCGTTCAGGGTTGAAAGCCCAGCCTTGAAAGTATGAGTAACTTCAATCCGTTGGGGATCACGAAAAGAATCTCTCCTCGATTCTTATGAAACCTTAGAACTTTGTGCTTTCGTAGAGAACACGAAACAGTCCACAGCGCTCCACCTTTTTTTGGTACGTGACCCATATTCGACTATCCAACTTGACAGGACATTGCTATCGGACATTAGTGCTGTCACCGCCCCTAGAAACTGCTCCGTTTGCAACGATTACTCGTGGATGGTGGACAATTTTTCGTATTTGATCGCAAGTATCCCAGGGGCATCAATACAACAAGGTCAAACTGTAAAAATTAAAACTTTTCCACGAACCCCTCGTATTGCGGGATTTCGAAGGACAACATCCACATGCAATTCTCTCATATTGCGATGCTGACTATGTGCACATTTTTGCACGAAATAAAAATCAGTGAAATATTTGACATTGATGGTTAAATATTATAAATTAGTTAACCCTGTAAATTATTATGTTTTCGAGTGCTAAAATGAACGTTCCAGCGAACAATAGAAAATCTTGAGTAGTAGATTATAAAAAAAGGTTTGAGTAAGAAAATACGCAAGATACGATGCTCGAGAATTTTATTGACCAAGGATGGAGATTTTACATTCAAATAATCACACATTTCCCATTCACTTTTTCATCGAAGAGGTATGCGTATGACCGTTTCGTTTTCAAAGTTAAAGATGAATTTTTTAGCATTTGAAACAACGTTAAGCATGAATACGGTGGGATCACATTCCATGGGCATGTCGGAATATTGAGATGCGAAATAATCAATCAGTTTGCGATATACATAAAGCACGTGCAAGCTCCTGTGCTGGAAACCCACTGACTTTAAAACTCGATCATTATTTAGGAAGCTATGGCGCGTCAATAATTTTGCTTGTTCCCTCACCAACATTAGCGAGACCAATTTCTTGTAATCGTAGCTCTGTGATTCTTTGCTAGCAACGTATCCGTCGACCATGACTATCCTTCGGACGATGGTCTTAAGTCGGTCAAAGTTGACTTCACTCAGACCGTGGTCACTCGATAGAAGTAGAGAACTCTTTAAACTGAAATATTCCCAGTGGAATGTGTTTACAATGAGAACGGTTGCCGCGTAAACTGCCAGCAGTAGTTTATTGGCAGACATCGTTATGAAGCCCGTGTTCGAGTGTTCTCCATGAAATATGCCGTCAATCCTTTCCCGTCTAATTGCAAGCATATTTTCCAATGACAAATGTAAGGCAGTGGTTGTGGCCGTAAACATAACAGCAAAAGAGTTGTGAGGTAGGATATTCCTTTTGAAATTTTCGTGTATGCAGCGATAGGTTTCTATGTGGTTGATTCCGTTCTTCAGAAACGATGCGACTTCTTGTCCAGCCTTTGGGATTCTATTTAGTGGTATTATAACGCCAGCTCTTTCGGAACACTTCACAACAGATATTCGGCGTTTAAAACAATCGAACAGTCTCATATCCAACACCTTGTAGTGGGACATTACCAGCAGCTGGCCCACGAACACGACTGCATATTTGGTCGCAGTGCTAAGGCTCGTGTGTTCCTCCCTCGTAAACG